ACGCCGGTGACGCCGAAGCGTTGGACGATCACGTTGATATCCGTGTCGTCGCGTTGGTGCTGCTGGGTGCGAGTGGGATCGGTACAGGTGAGTGCCGAGGCATTAGATGCCGTTTTTTTGTCGTAGTTGAAGGCAGTGCGATAGAGCGGTTTCGCGTTGTTGGAATCATCGCGTTTCGGGTTCATCGGCATGACCTTTTTTGGTGGTGTTGATGGAAGGGTAGGGGAGGGTGGTTAACGAGAAGAACCAGGAGAGTGCAACCACATGGGTTTGCGTCCCTGGTGTTTTTTGCTTTTATCCAGCAGCTTTTCGGCTTTGTCGATGTAGTCCTCCAGGTTGGTCATAACCTGGGCACCAGCGGCGAAGGCCGTGGATGGGCGACGGTTTGCGAGTGCCTGGGCAGCGCGAGCGTCGATAAGTGAATCGTTGAGTCGCTGAATTTGAGACTGATTAATTTTGCCAGTGTCGATTTGCACCTGGACAAGTTCGATTTCACGAACAAGTTTTTGCACCATCGCGGCCGCCGCGTTTGCATCATGCTTTGCGCGGACGGCGGTCGAGGTGCCGATAGTTGGAGTGAGATCACCGATTTCTGATGCCGGCATTGTTCGCCGGACCATCTCGCCTTCGGCGTCGGTTTTTTGTGTTTCAGCGACGGTTTTTGTCCGCTGCGATTGCTTGAGGAGCGTGTCCTCTTCGATGTTTTTCAGTGCCGCGTTTTGTTGGCGCACAGCCATTGCGGACTGGACGCCTTTTGCGATGGGGTCCTCCATTTGCGCCTTCGCGCCGGACGGTGTTGATGCCCCATCGCTATACGCGAGCATTGGATTGAGACCGGCCGCTTTGAGGTCGGCCACGCGGCGTTGCATTGCGGTGTTGGACATTCGTTCTTCGAAGTCCATTTGCCGTTGTGCCTGACGGCTGTTGGCGGAGTTCGTCATGATGCCTCCAAGCACGGAGGCGACGGGTGCGAAGAGGGAACCGAGGATTCCCATTAGAAGTGATCCACCAGGCCCGGCACGGAGTACATGGGCATGGCACGGGTGGCCGCGATCGAGAAGATCGAGTCGAAAATAAACTGTTGGCCATTGGCTTCTTCGCCAACCGCGAGAACGCGGGGCATGGGTGGATTTTCCTGGATGAATTGATCGTTGAGGGTGGGCAAGGCGCTGAAGAATTGCGCCAGGTGCCAGCCGTCGATAGGCGTTGCGTTGTAAGACTTGAAGTAACCCGTAATACGGGAAGGGTGGTACCGGTATTCGGCCCACCGTTCCTGGTAACCGAATACATTGTCGTCGGCGTCGGTGCCCTGGTAATAGATTTCCTTGTTGAGTACCGCTTGTTCACCCAGCTGGGCAAAGACGGGGAAATAGAAGTCGTAGCGCGTGGACCGCGACCACATTTTCCGAATGCCCTGTTGATACGTCAGGTCAGCGCGAACGCTGGCCAGGCCGATGATGTAACCATGCTCGGTGAACGACTGCGAGAAACCGTGACCGGATGCAGTCGCGGTGCCGATAGCCGCGAGCGTAGCGAGTGGCGCTTCGGCGCTGGTGGTTTGGGCAATGGGATTGATGTTGACCATTGTGGAGCCGCCACCGAGATACTCGGGGCGCTGGAGTCGTGCGTCGGGCGAAATAACGCCGAAGTGCGACCGGACGATTTCGGTGTAGCGGGTGCCGCCGCGAGCGTCGCGCTCCAGGAGCTTTTGGATTTGAAACGACTGGCGAAGGGCGTTGATGGTAACGGCGGTTGCCGAGGACAGATCCACCGCGAGACCGGTGGTAGAACCCCACTGAATGGGGAAGTTGGAGCCAGGCCCCGGAATGTTCGGGCCGGAAAGCGCCACGTCGTTTTGATCGGTGAAGCCAGCGAGCCAGGCGCGCTGGGTGGTCGGTGCCGTTGAACCAGGCACAGTGAAGGAAGGGGCGGCACCCGCGCCGCTGGGCGTCACGGGAACGATGCCGCCAATGCCGATGGAAGGCGCGGTGCCTTTCTGCACGAAGGGCAGACATGAAGTGAAGTAGTCGTGGCGCTTGCCACGACGAAGAAGATTCGACGGAGTGGCGCTCGCGTCGTCGCCGCGGGAAATGGCGATGGAGTCCTGCAGGTTTTCATCGCGGAACCATTCGTTCCAGATGAGGTTGTATGCGCGGTAGGGCAGGGCGTTGAAATAAAGCGGGCCGTCACCTTGGCCGGTGGTGGGAAGGCCCATGTAATCGTCGAGGCCGCCGACACCCTGAAGAGTTTCGCGTTCGATGGTGGGAACCAGGTAAGAGATTGAATCGCCTGGGTCGGTTTGTTCGCCCATGAACTTGACCCAGTTTTCCCAGACCAGGCGATTGGGAACGAAGAAGAAGAACGTTTCCAGGTACAGATTGTCCATGATCGGAAAGATCGGCGTGGACATGCGGGCGAACGCTGTCATTTTAAGAGAAAACGTATCGCCTGGAAGCACCTCATCCACAAAAATGGGAATGAGGTACCCAGCGTCAAAAGTAGTTTTATGGCCAGTTTCGATTTGAAACTTAGAGCGGGGAATGTCCGCCCTGGGGATCATTGCGAAGTGGTCAACTTTGACGGACCGAGAGCGGAAATTCGACATGGCGATTTATCCTTGTTTGGTGATTTTGACGTTGGCGCCGCGAGCCATCAGCTCGGGCTTATCTTCCATCGTAAACACGCCGTCGGCGTCGTTGTATTCGCCCAGGTAATAGAGGTCGAAGTCGTCGGGGTGCTGGTAGAACTGATTGTTTTCTTCGGCCTTATTCACCATGTCGGTGAAGGCACGAATCGTTGAGCCCTTGGAATTGTTGAAGTTCGGGACGCCGTAAATTTGAGCGATCCGATCATAGACGGCAAAGACTTTGTAATTCATTCGGTGAAACCTCGTTTTTTGAAGGATAGGCGGGCTTTGGTGACAACGTGTTTTGCGTTGCGTCGTTCGGCCGATTGTTCGGCCTTGTTGACTTTTTTCATGCGCTTGAAGCTGAGTTCTTCATACGCGTAAGGGTCTTCGTTTTTGTAAAGGTGTTCGTAGTAGTTGGGCGGCTTCATTTTGAGTCCGTTCACTACGCATGTGCCGTCGGGGTAGATATCGGATTTGTACCGCTCGTAGAAGGGGCGGCCGATACCTGGCTTAAGTGACATTTTGTTGAATTCAGGTTCGATTTGTACAAGTTCTCCCGTGTTGGGGTTGAGGCTCCAATAGTGCGAGTCCGCACCAGGGCCGGTGACTTTTTTCATGACGTACCGCGCGACGTACGCCGCGCTTTCGAGCGTGAGAGTTCCCACGGTGGAGTACCCGAAAGGCCATAGACCTTCAAGGGTTCGGGAAGTAAACACAAGGCTGCCAGAAGGGAGTTTTTTAAAGAGGATTTGGTCGGACGGAGACCAGCCGAACAGGCACGCATGGAAGTGAGGGCGGCCGTTCTGATCCCCATATTCTCCGCACATGTAAAACCGGATCGGTTTTTTCGCATGTTTGCGCAGCCGTTTCATGAAGAGTTGAAAGTGACGGTAGAGCAAACCAGGTTGGTAATGATCCTGGTTGTAGGTCAGCGTGATGAAGCAGTTTTCTTTGTGCATCTGTGCTTCGTGCATGCAGCGGACCGCCCAGATGCGGCTACGGTCCAAGCGACAGCTGATGCAGTTGCGGCAGGGGAGTTCCATCGCTTGCACGATGTCTCCCCGTTCCACGAAGACTATTTCGCCTAGCGAGTTGCGCCAGGCGCGTTTGGGTGAGGTGCAAGCCATTGCTAGCCCCCTGGTGACCGCTGTTGGCCATCAGAGGCGGAATCCGCCGCGCATGGGGGGCGGGGCCATGTTGGGAGCCTTGGTGGTCCTGGAGTCGCTTCTGAAGCGTTTGGCAGAGGTGTGCTTGTCGGCTTTTTTGCGGTGGAGTGGGCGCATGGGGTTTTCCTCGGGTTGGTGGCCCTTAGATCAAGGGCCGGTTTGGCGGTGACACGGCCCCACCTGGTGAGCTGGGGGGCCGTGGTGGTGTCACCTAGAGAGTATTACATCAAGTGGGGAATACTCTCTAGCCGGCCGGGGCCGGCGGGGTGGGCGCCGGGGTCGGCGCCGGGGTTGGCTCATTGGCGGGTGAGACTTGCGTGGCCAGGCCCAGATCAAGCAGGAGCTGGGCATCGGGGCCGGCTTCCAGGAAAGCCAGGAACGCGGCCGGGTCGTGCTTGAAGTGCTGCCGGGCTTTCGCCGGCAGCGCATCGAAGGCGTCTTGCGCCTCGATGACTTTGTTCAGGCACTGCTGGTAGTCGCCAGGTGAGGTGAAGTCCCCGTACTCGGGGATGCGGGCGCCCTGGGGCAGGACGCCGGTGACGCCGAAGCGTTGGACGATCACGTTGATATCCGTGTCGTCGCGTTGGTGCTGCTGGGTGCGAGTGGGATCGGTACAGGTGAGTGCCGAGGCATTAGATGCCGTTTTTTTGT